ATAACGCCGTCCTGAAGCCTAATCTGTTCAACTGTGGAACCAGCACCGCCAGCGTCCACGAAAACTCCAACACGATTGTTCGTATTATCTACGACCACTTTATTCAAGGGCGTGGCAACACCGGGATCACCAATCAGGCCAATAACCGGACCTTCAGCAGCCGTGCCATCGTGCTTATGCCCTGTAGTATTATTTAGTGCGGCAAGAACCTGGTTAAATTCAGCATTGATTGGGCTGGCAGTAATAGCCCCACCGCTGGTGATCGATGCAGATGATTGCCTTGTATATCCCGCCATTCTTATCTTCTCCCTGCAGTCGAGAACTCAAAGACCATGCCCTGAATTGTATAACTGGCTTGTTGTCCAACCGTCACAAATGTGGCCTGTGTTGCGAACCCGGAACCCTGCACATTTGACGTAATAATTGGTTTAGATGATCCACCGTAAACTACGTTGGTAGCCCCATAAGCTATACCTCGACCATTGTAGATTGTGGGCGCACCGGCAGATGTTTGTGTGTAGTTTGAGGGAACTGCTACGTCAGGATCGCCCCAATCGTAAGTCACTGATAACAACATTTCGATTGGACCTTCAGCCCGTACGAATGTGTTAATTTTGCGCATTACTTTGCGTATTTCAGTTTCACCAAAATCTAAATATGGGGTTGAATACACCGCCACAATATCAGCGCCATTAAAGCCTGTACTACTCTCTTGCTGATAAACATTCCCATCGTAATCACCATGTAATATTACCTCTGTGGCACCAATATAATCACTGGTGCAGCATGATGTTCTGATGCCTAAAGTCTCACCAAATTCCCATTTCATACTGCCATCAGTGGTGGTTAATGCACCTATAAAGCCAACCGCATCAGCAGCGGCTGCAGCATCGCCAGCGTCACCCACAAAATACCGGAATTGGTTTTTTGACCGGACCACAACGCCATCCAAATTAGACAGGTCATAGTTTGCAATTGTATCCACTAATTTGGATTGAATGGAGGTGCTAAGTGGGCTGAGTTCAATATCCCCGATACGGGACGTACCGGCAATCGGCCTCACTCCACTCGCAGAGAGCATCACCAGATCACCACCGATTTCTAAGACACTATCAGGGGCAACACAGCCTACATTTGTAGTTACGTTTTCTAGTGCAAACGCCCCGGAAGAATTAACTGAGATTTTCTTGATGCTGTTTGATCCAAACACAAACAAATTATCACGGAAGGGTTTAATCTGTACGACATCAAAACCTGCAGCTAGTTGCCCCGCACCGGCAGCGGATGTCCAAGTGTAGCCGTCCAGAGGTTTGGAATGAGCAATCGCAGCACCTGTGGCTGAATGTCCTGATAGGAATACATGGTTCTCAAACACATCGACCAGTGCCGGGGCGTTAAGTGCTTGGTTCCCGCCAGCCGTATTATTGTCAGCGTGATAGCCGCCACTGTGGGATGATTTGATCTCTTTCCAATTCGTGCCATTGAAAGCAATCGCTGGATTAACGCCATCCACAAAAATGATTGTATTGCCGCTTCCGAAGTTAAACTGAGCGTGTCTTAGTTTTTTAACAGTCAGAGAATTAGCAGTCATTGGTCGGGTGACACTGTGGTCTAGTGTAAATTTACGCCAGCCGACATTTGCCGTGTAATAATAAAAAGAATAATTGGTAGCACCGGCATCTTTTCGTGCCGCAATAATTGTGTTGCCACCGGTTACATCGTTTTTAAAGATGGCAANGCCCAGTATCTTACCATCACCTGTAGATGATCCAGCAACAGTTACTTCACCATAATCAGCATCATATTTTGCAAACCCATCGATCCTGCGATAGCCGCCGTATAACGATGGTTCGTAGTTAATCAGGCGGGTGGCTGATCCGGGTTCCTGATCCGATAAATTAATATGGTTTTCGTTGGAGTTTAGCCCCCCACTACTGACCACTTTAAATGATTGTATTTGATCAGGCATTAAAACTTAATCCGTGTATCGGTGATACTGGCGTAGTTATTAATGTAGATTGTTTGGAGGTTCTTTAATCCCTCCTGAAAGGTTAGGAATGCAGCCTGTGCGCTCTCTACGTTGTCTTTGAAAAGATACATGTGATACAACGCACCGCTGACCAGAATGCTATCAAAAGCTGCCGGGATGCGGGTTGTGTCATCATGTGCTGTAATCACGGTAAAATCTAAATAATACTTAAAGACTACAGAATAGGCTGCATTGGGAGATTGAGTGACCCCGAAGCCAGAGCCGTGGCTGGGGAATACGAAGTCAGGAATGCCCCGTCCCGCACTGCCAGCGGTATAGTCTGCGTCACGATGAGATTTATACCACTCATCCCGTTCTAGAAACTTTAATATTTTAAAACGTGCGCCCAGAGTGGTGTTCTCTTGTATTTGAAAACTGTTCCAATCCACCGCTTTAAACGAGGTAGGCCAAGCGTATTCGGTTGTCCCTGCTGTCAAAACTTGAGTGTGGCTGGCTGCATTAAAAGGCCATTCAAACTCTGATTGATTGATCCGGGCTACTGCACTTTTGACTGCATCTTTTACCAGCGCCTGTACGCCTGACACAGTCAAAAACTCCGCTTCCGAAATCTCAACTTCATTCAAGCGCCGAAGCGTTTGGTTGCATAGATTTAGAAAGGTGGAAGCCATGAGTGAACCCTAAATTAGGAGTGGGGGCCAACGGTTAAGCCAGCCCCCAAAGTTTTATGCTAGGTAGTCACGATCAACTTCGTTGGCGTCATAAGAGCCAGGATTGTCGATGTTCATCAGAACTGCCCATACCCGCATTTTACCGCCGGTTGGCGCTGTTGATGCAGCTTCCAGTTCCAAATCCAAAGTGGTGGTGGTTGAACCAACTACGTTTGGATATACGCCGGGGATCATGGTGGCATAAGAGCCAACCGCCATCGCATCGGTGTCCATAGCAGCGACAAATTCATCAACGTCTGCAGCAATACCACCTGTAGAGGCAGAAGTGATACCGAGGTTGAAAGTTGTGTCGTTAGACTCGCCGGTCAGCAGGGCTTCGACTTCGAAACCTGCAGCCATGATTAGCGTGTCTTTTGGTAAAGTGAAGATTTTCAGAATGTCGTTAGCAGCAAGTGCTGCAGCGTTATTCGTATTCTCCACCGCAATATCAATTGTATTGCTGATGAGGTAGCAGCCGGGGGCCGAAGGCCGGTGGACTGCTTGAAGTGAACTAGAGTAAGTAGCCATTTATTTGCCCTCCTTTAAGCAGCGTTGTATTTGGCTGTGACGATACCTTCGGGACGAAGAATCTTTCTTCCGTATAGGTGCATACCCCTAACGATATCTGCGAAGCTGTCTGGATCACGGTAAGTTTCCGTTTTATTGATCTGTTCAGCAGTGGCGAAGGCAGAGTTATGACCGGCTACGATTACGCCATAGTTAGTCAATTGGTTTGCCGTACCTGTGGTGCCAGCGCCTGTACCAACGCTTGGAAGATTGCTTGAAGTATAGACACGGAAACCGTGAAAGTTCTTCAGAACCAATCCGTTACGCAATCCACCAGATTCACCGAAATCTGAGTTGAAAAGACGGCTGTCTTCATCACGCAGGATTTCCATGAATACCGGATCAACTACCAGCCAACGATTTTGAGTATCGACTTGTTGTTGATCAAGCAGTCTAGCCATCCGTGCTACAACCATTGCTGGTGAAGCAGTTGCTGTAGGCAGTGCAGTTGCGCCGGGAAGACGTGCTGCCAGAGGGATAGAGTGATCGCCAGCAGATGACGTTGTGATGTTGCCGAAGCTATCTTTCCGAAGCTTCATGCTACTAAGCAATTCATCCGTACCTGCAGATGCAACTGCAACAGTACCATTTACGGTATCATTAACAGTGTCAGCAGATGAGTGGATGCTACTCTGCTTGAAACCAGCCAGATAACCCAGACAGTCTTGGTCGTACTGATCCGCAAGGCGGTATGCCGCACGGTCTGTAGCCAATTGCATAAAGTTTACGTGGCTGTGGCTTTCTTCTACGTCATCCATCTTGAACGCAAAGTAGTTAGCTTTGTCGATGGTTAACGAGAAATCTTCATCATCAAGGTCTTGTGCTGCAACCGTAGTGCCACGGGCATATTCTTTTACCGTGATCTCTGGTTCCTTGATAATTTTTACTGTCGCACCTTGTGTGATTTCTCCAAAATAATCGCTATTGGAAATATCACCTACGACTGTTGCCTTACGAAAGGCGTTTTGGGTTTTTTTCGAGTAAATTATACTGGAAAAATTCCCATTGGGCAGGTTGCCGTAACCTGCTGCTGATTGAAATGCCATTATAGGTCTCCTTGTGAAATGGCAGGGCGAAGGCCCAACAAAATCGGAAGAGGACAATACAGTGGCAGTACTAAATGAGAGTTGTGCGAACAGTAGTTCACAGGTCACAAGAGTACTGGTGGACTTTACGTCTTATTCTTCTGAAGAAACAAACGCAGAGGTAGGCAAAATGCGGCTCTGCTTTGTGATTGAGAACGGTAGTTCTCAGAAGATAGGTCAAACCTGACGTATCATTAAAGAACTGGGTAAGCGGCAAACTAGGTAATATCTGTTTGCCGCTATATATTTATTATAACACTTAACTAATAGCTTTGCAAGTTACCTTGCTCCACCACTTAGATCATAGTTGAAGTTGCCTGAACGCATTGCTTCCATGATGGCGTCTTCGTTCTTTTCAAAATCTCTAGCAGACATTGATTCAACCTGACTTTCGGAGAAGCTGGCGTTGCGCCCTGTGGGGGCTGCAGTGCGTGAGGTTCTTCCCACCGCCTGTGCTGCTGACTTCTTGTTGGGAGATTTACGCTTCCCGGTATCAGCTTTGTACAGATCGATGGCACGGGATGCTGCTCTGCATCTGTGTTGTTCTTATAGAGAGCATCTTGAATGCCGCTGGGCTGTTCTGCCACCCACTCATGAAAGCCGGGGTCTTGCCTGATGTCATGGAAATCTGGATGCGTTTTAACAAGCTGCTGTTCAGCCTCTTGTCGGGTAAGCTTGGTCTCTAGCTGACGCAAGCCCTCCATCCGCTTCTCACCCTCTGCTAGGGCTTCTCCAGCACGTTTCTGTGCAATCGTATCTACGATCTTCGCAACGTCAGGATATTTTCGTGACCAGGCATCGATCTCTTCATCCGTTTTAGGAAATTTGATTTGCCCTTTTGCAGCGGAATCTAGCTGGTTTTTAACCTCTGCTAGTTGTTGATCCTTTTGCTGCATAAGCTGTTGCGAATGGCGTCTTAGATCACCGTACCGCTTTTTAAATGATGCCTCTTCAGCATCTGTTGGTTCAGGACCAGACTGCTGTTGATTCATTTCTTCTGCATAAGTCAGAGTATCCTCTGGCTCTTCTTGTCGTTTATATTTTGCCATTATTTTACCGTTGGGGGCCGCAATGCGGGTTGCCCATTAAATTCACATAATGAAGCTAAACTTTGGTTTCTTCATCATGCCGAACATCTGAGATGTTTTGCCGTAGTTATTGTTTTTATATTCTTCGGTTTCATCGATCTCTTGTTCATCAATGACGGTATCTACTCCTGCCACTTCGATCTCATTGCCTTCTGGTGTTTCAATCGTTTCTTTTTCTTCTTGTTCTGAATCACCCGCATCCGAAACTTTGGCGTTCTTAGCGCCTGTGCTATCGGATTCCTCTTCCGTCCCACTTTCGTGACCCCAACCTTCGTTTTTTAAATCCAAATGATCTTGATAGGATTTAGTCATTTTACCTTCGCCCGTTTCCGGGTCGTACATCATGTGATGTTCATACTCATCTTCTTCACCACTGACTTCTTGAATTAGACCTTGCTCCTGCATCATCATGAGGCCCATTTCGGCTTCATCTTGCATCGCCATGATTTGCTTCAGCCCGTGCCANTTCACTACGTTGGCTGGCAGGACGTATTCATTCTCACTGATCATGGCAGAGATATCGTCAGCNACTTCTGATTCAGTTGCNCCGATTGGCATAGGATCGCTCATCATGCCGCAATCATAGTCACNCATCATCGCCATNCCGCCATGACCCATACGGACTTTCTCATCCTGTTCAGGATCATCAGCCATTGCGTTTTGAACAGCTTTGCCTACCGTCTCTTCATATTTACTAAGCTNACCGTCATTGTTCTTGTCTGCTTTTTTACGATCAAGTTGAGTTGTTTTATTAGCCATTTCTAAACCTTCCGGGGTTGTTATGCCTTTTCGGGCTACCGCTAAACCGCCGAGAGCCATTTCGAGTTTGTCTGAATTTGGTATAGGTGTGTAAGTTGATGGAAATCTACGGTCAGAAATATCTCCCGTTTCATAATCCATAAAGAGAGAGCCACCCCGTTCCTTGATCTCTTCAGCGGTTTCTTTTGGTTTGATGATGCGGTCAAATAAATTAAATTCTGAAATTGAATACTCAGTAGATTTATTTGAAATGCCCGAAAGGTCTGCTATTGCAGGGCCGACTGCCCCATCCCCTGTACGGCCTGTGCGTGGATTTAATTGTGTTTTAATAACAACAGGGACCTTTTCCATCCCCAACTCAATTGCAGCTTGCAACCTATGATGTCCCTGACCAATGCTTACTTCACCATTTTTTAATACAACTTCGATTTCTATTGGTTCTTTAATACCGTTTTCTGCAATATCTTCTTTCAGTGTAGGTTTTCCAGATTTTTCAAACTTTTCTAAAACACCTGGATTCTCCCCTAAATTACCACTTTCCAAATCACCCCCGAATTTACCAACATCATATCTTGGTAAATTAAACTGGGCTACATTATCAGCAATCATCTCAGTTGAAACATACTCAACTTTAGGATATTTGTTTATGACAGAGTTACGTTGTTTTTCTGCATCCATTTTTAAAGTATTGTCTAATTCAGAATTTTTAGCAAACATATTGCCGCCAAACATGCCCACGGCATTGGGGTCATATTCAGGCATTTTATCTGCCACGCTTTTTGCGCCA